ATTACACCACCTTCTACTGAGTTATATTTAAAAAGTTCGTTTGTAGGATCTTCAAGATCGTAATTACTTGTCTCTGTTAATTGGCTTAAAGTCTGTGAATTACCTAATCTATCTCTGAATGAAGCGTTTCCACTCGCATTTACTACGTTAAATCCAGGCCTGTTGTCAACCTCATGCATGCCTGGTGACAACATGATTGTTGTACGATCAAACTTATCATTATTTTGTCCAACTTGATATGAAAATCGAGAGGCTTCTAATAGAGCTCTCTGAATTGTTTTGAATGGTCTTGTTAAAGAATTTCCTTGGTTCTCAATACTATCTGTCGCATCCAAATCCGTTGGATTAACATATAAAACGTTTCCGTCAACATTCTTTAAGAAATTTTCTAGTCTACTTAGTGGCATTTTCGCTTATCCAGCTAACGAAATTATAATCTCCTAGTATTTAGACAACTTCTATCACCAAAAAGCGGGCGATGAGACTCGAACTCATGACAGGAGTTTGGAAAACTCGTATGTTACCACTACACCACGCCCGCACTATCCGAAACGACTGGATCTACGTAAATGATTTTAATATCTGAGTCTATGTCTAACACAACATGAACTATTTCCCAAATGTCCATAAATTGAGTTGCATTATCACAAACTATTTCTTGCATCACACCTTCGTTACTCACAAGAAGAAATGATCTTCTGTTAATGTCGATAATAACATTTGTTACGTATTCGGAGTCTTGTGAACAGAAATCGTCAGACATAAGAATTAAAATCTTAATATAATGGTATCATAACAATTACGAGTTGTCAACACCCCTACCATAATCATAGCCAGAAATTGAAAATTGTTCTGAGTTGCCTGGGTAAGAGGAAGGATCTTCACCTTCATACTCTACTACCAAGGGTTCTCCGTCTATTCTGGAAGCCCAAATGGAGTAAAAACAGTGAATTGAACCGCTGGTACTGTTCATGACAGTTACCTTTTGGCCCCACTCAATGTTCTTTATATATAATTCTTGATAAGACCCGATTGGTGTCAAGGTTATACTAATACTTTCTGGATCTATAAGTCCCTTCCAATACTCAGGTAATTCAATAATATTAGAATTTTTTAACGTACCTCTTACATAAACTGCAGCCTCAGGCCCTTCTACACAAACGTGTCTGAGTCTATGTCCTTTCTTGTTTGGATGTTTGATATCAAATCCTTTCCAACCTTGTACATTGATACTTCCTCGAAAAGTTGAAGAAACTGTACCACTAACATTAACATTACCATTAACTGTTTGATTACCTGTTTGAACAATATTACCAGATACAGTAACATTTCCTGTAATAATGACATTACCTAAAACCGTATTTGTTGGAGCAGCTATTTCAAATCCAATTGCTGTAGAAGTAAGTTTGATTCCTTTAACAGGATGTATTATGTGTACAGCAGATAACGCTATGGGGCCTGATGTAGGAACTGATGGGCCTATGTCTAGAACTCCCTTTGGCACAGGTGAAAGTGGTGCAACACCAATCTGAACTGGGCCATTTAATATGGAAAGTCCACCAAATAGTGATTTTTCATAAGGAAGTTTCTGTGGGTTTGTGATGCCTGCCATAGTCTGACTACCCACAGTCAGTCTAGATGCAGCTGTGTGAAATACGTGAGCCATTACATTGCCTTCAGAGCGTCTAAGAGTGAATTCATCTTACTTAATGGAATCGATGCAGCAAAATCTGCAGAAGATGACATATTAAGAAGACCAGCAACGATACCACCACTCACTTTTCCTGAGATTGTAAATGATTTCCTAGCAGTCAATCTTAAGTTTGATGCACTAATTCTGATATCGGGAGAATCAATTAAAACATTTTTATTAGAGAAAATCTGAACATCACCATCATTTGTATCAGAAGTTCCCTTTGCAACCATTTTGATATTATCTGCTTTTAGTATTATATCACCATTGTCACAATCTAAGATAATATCTCCATTTTTACATTTAATAAATTTAGCAGGGATTATCGGATCTTGAGCTGCGTCTCTTACTCTCTCTATTTGATGACCTAAAGATTCTACAAATCTTCCAGACATTCCAAGTTGCATGTCCTCTTTATTAAGACCACTTTCATGAACTCCAAATCCAGAACCATTATTAGTTAAAACACGATAACTAACTTGTCCATATGCAGAGTCTTGTCCTGCTTCGACTCGATAATGATTCTTTATATCAAGATCATAATCTCTATCATTCTTACTTGCCATTATGTTATTTTATTCCTCGTTAATGGTTTTTCGATACAATCTACCACAGATATAATCTGAGTCGGATCAAGTGTTTCTGATACTTCACTCAATGAAACAAATTTCATAATTGGTCTCAATCTAGCACCCCTTCCAGTTTTACTATTTATTCTGATGTCTGGAATGTTTGTGAATCCATTTCCTTTATTATTAACTTTAACTCCAATCACTCTACCACCAAGAATCACTGGTTCAAGATCAGCATTACCAGCTTCTATAGTGTCTGTAGAATTGTAACCAAATCCAGTCTCAGCTACAATCACACTATCTATTTGACCTGTCATAGATTCACCTTGTTCTGTCTCAGTCTCTAAAATTCCAGAAGTTGTTATGATTCTATCAAAATTACTCAAGTATCCATAGCCTGGAGCTTCAATTAGTATACCATCAATTCCACCATCATCAGGGTTGATAATTGCTTTTCCTCTTGCGCCAGCTCCATCTCCACAAGCGTCACGAAATGTCACATAAGGTGGTTTCTCTTGATATCCCAATCCACGATCAAGAATATTAGCACCAGCTATTTCAGTGGTTTCAGCAACAATTGCAGCTGCAACACCTCCAACACCAGAACCACCAAAGATTTCAATGGTAGGTGGGCCACATCTTAAAATATTACTATCACATCCTCCAACTAATGATGCAACAACTGATGGATCACCATCCGATTTTTTGAAAATACTTGATTCACCAGCATCATCAAGACCAAGAGAACTACTAATACCAGATATTCCCTTCATCAAATTGTTAACTTTATCTCTCTGTCCTTGTGATGGGCCTAATTTATTATCAAATCTACTAGGTAAGGGACATTTTAGATCATCACATCCAAGAAAATTATACAAAAGTCCGATTCCACTCAAAGCTTTACCAATTAATGAAGTTACAGATCCAAGAGCTCCACCAAGAGTTGAGGTCAAACTTGATAAAATTGGGCCAATTGTATTGTTTATACTACCCATAATATCTCCAAGTAATGCACCTATCAGTTGTTCTGCAGCACATAAAGGTGCATTGATAAGTTTACCAATTAAAGATTTTAAGAAGTTTCCAATCATATTCTTTAATCCACCTATTACATTTCCAAATAGACAGAAAATATTATCCATCACACTTCTAATACCTTCACCGAACTGTGGTTTCACTTCCTCTGGTATGAGTTTATTTGTAAATGCATTTATTTTCTCCTCTACCTCACTAAAAAGATAATCTCTGATGTCATTAACCTTTCCAGTCATTATACCACCAATTTTTCTAGCTATCTCATTAATTTCTGAATTTAAATTCACCACTAAACCTGTGGCTGCATCGACATAAAACTCCCCATACTTCTCTACACTTATCAACAATTTAGCAAAATCACCTAAAGCTCCACTTATTGCACCAACAGCACCATCATCTTTACATGTTGGAGGATCAAATGATATATCCATCATTTTTTCAAATCTAAATGTTGCAAAAGTGCTACCATCAAGACTATTGGTTGGAAAATAATCTAACGGAAATGTATTTCTACCTGATAGGCCATCATAAAGACCCTCTGGTAATTCAAAATTATAGTCTTTAATGAGTGAATTAGTGCCTAAATTCATACCTACAACATCACCAAAAGAAATAGCTTCCGTTGTTGTATAATGTTTAAGTGGTGAATTTATATCCTGAGATGAAGCAGAAATATCAGGCCTTGCATAACTATTACTTTTTAAATCAGCCGTCTGATCATCAAGAGTATGTTGACCCTTCATGAATACATTAGTGATTACAGGTTTTTGTTCATCTTCACCGTCTATCCATATACCTAAAACACTCTCACCACCTTCTAACTGATGAACATTAGGAGCTCTCCCATATCCACTAGCTATGAATGGATTACCCATCACAGATGCAAAAGGGAGGTCATCGGGATCCTCGATTTGATCATGATACCCAACAACTCTAACCTTTACACGGTTGGGATACACGTTATGTTCTCCTTTTCTAGCTGCAGTTCCAACATCCTTATCATTTTTGAGTAAAGTGTTTTCTGCCCAATACTCTCTAGGAGCAACTTGGCCTATCCACCAATTGATACCAGTAAAACTGTCAGAACCATCAAGAAAACTTGCCATTAGTCGTCATATACTAAACATTCGGGTTCATCAGGATGCATATCACAGAATAGTTCTAATGCATTAGGATCATGGTGATCTCCAGCTTCGATCTCTTCTTTATGATGTTCTGCATAAACTTCCAATTCATGAAGTTCTTCCTTCGCATGTCTACGTGCTGCAGGGGAAATGGTAGGGTCTTGAATCAGACTCTTATCTTTTTCTATGTGATCTTCTATTGTTTTCATAATAGTACCTCCTTATACTATAGCTATTTAATCATCTCCAGGCGTGTCTTTTAT